ATCAAGTTAATGTTCAAGTTGGTAATCCTACTTTTTCACTAGGATTAGGAGTCACGGCTACCGGCTCTAGTGTAACGGTTAATGTAGGCACTGTTAACATAGAATCCAGATATTTTGTTACAGGAAATCAAGTAACGGTAGGGGTTGGAAATGTAATACTTTCAACAGATCAGGTAATAATACCTTCTTCAAATCAATTGACAGTAGGTTCAGGAAGCCCTATTATATATGGCTGGAATATTATAAATCCAACAACAGGTCAAAGCTGGTCTGCTATAAATCCAATCACAGGACAAAATTGGATTGAAATATAACAATAAAAGTGATATGGAGAATCTAATATGGCAAGTACATTTAGTAATTTAGGTTTAAACCTACAAGCGACTGGCGAAAACTCCGGAACATGGGGAGAATTAACTAACGTCAATTTACAAGAAATAGATAATGCAATCGCAGGTGTAGTTACAATTACACTAACAGGAAATACAACTTTAGCATTTACATCAAATGCAACTTCTACGACATTCACAGATGAAGCAGGACGAAATAAAACAATTATTTTATCAGGAGCATTATCAGCAACTACAGTTACAGTTTCAGTTCCAAACATTGAAAAAGATTATGTCGTTATAAATAATTCAGGTGGAACAGCAATCATTTCATCAGGCGGTTCAACAACCGTTACTGTTAAAACAGGTTCTAAAAACTATGTTATTGTAGATCCAACAACAACTTCAGTTATCGCTGCGATTCCAGATACAACACCAGGCGGATCTAATACAGAAGTTCAATTTAATAATAATGGCGCTTTTGGTGGTATAGCTAATACTACTGCGGGCTTTATATTAACCTCAAATGGAACTACTTCTACGCCATCTTTTCAAGTGAATAACGGAATTACGGCTGGAAAATCTATTGCATTAACATTAGTTTTCGGATAATAATTAACAAGGAGATAAAATATGGCAAATCCAAATATAGTATCAGTAAACTCGATATTCGGTAATACCACAGGTATTGCATTAACTACAACTCTTACAACAGTATTACTTGCTAACGCAGCAGCATCAGGAAAAGTTTTTAAAATAGAATCTATCATGGTTGCAAACGTAGACGGAACAAACGCTGCAGATGTAACTATTGATTGGAATACAAATGCCGGCGGAACGGGAACTTCTATTGCACTTGCTGCAACAATTGCTGTACCAGCTGATGCAACTTTATCTTTAATAGATAAAACAAATTCTTTTTATCTAATGGAAAATCAATCAATCATTGGTGGCGCAAGCGCTAACTCTGATTTAGAGTGCATTATCGCTTACGAAGAAATAAGTTAACCGGGAGATTTTTGCTATGGCAAAAGAGAACGGTGGAATAATCGGAATACTAAACACCCCAACAACAACAACAGCATCGGGAGTCTGGGCTCTTGAAGATCAATTCAACGCAAGAGTTTCAGATATTTGGCCAAGCGTAACTTATTCAATAGATTTTTTAGTAATAGCTGGAGCAGGGGGTGGAGGTGCTGGACTTGGTGGTGGTGGAGGAGCTGGAGGATATAGAACATCTACTCAAACAGTAAAAGCAGGTACAGCAATTACAGTAACAGTAGGAGATGGTGGTGCTGGAGCACCATTTGCAACTCCTGGTACTGGAAGTCCAGGAAGTAATTCTTCAATTTCAGGAACAGGATTATCAACTATTACATCTACTGGTGGAGGTGGAGGTGGTAGTCAACAAACTAATGGTGTAAATGGCGGTTCAGGTGGAGGTGGTGGAGGAGGAAGTGGTCCTGTAAAAACAGGTGGAACAGGAAACACTCCAAACACATCTCCTAGTCAAGGAAATAATGGTGGTAATAATAGTCCTAGTTCACCTAATTTTGGTGCTGGTGGAGGAGGTGGGTCTAGTGCAGTTGGTGTAACTGGAACTAGTACAGTAGGTGGAAATGGTGGTGCTGGAACAGCTTCTTCAATAACAGGATCATCTGTTACAAGAGCAGGTGGTGGAGGTGGTGGTTCTGAAAATGGAACTGCTGGTACTGGTTCAAATGGTGGTGGAAATGGAACAAATAATAATACTACAGGCGATCCTGGAACAGCAAACACAGGAAGTGGAGGTGGTGCTGGGGGTTATGTAAGCGGACCTGGTGGTCTTGGTGGTGCTGGTGGAAAAGGAGTTGTTATATTAAGTTTACCTGCTGCTAATTATTCAGGAACTACAACTGGTTCGCCAACAGTTACAGACAATGGTAGTTTAAAAGTTTTACAATTTAACGGAAGTGGGAGTTACACAGCATAATGGCATCATTCGCAAAATTAAATAGTAATAATATAGTTGAAAGAGTTGAATCTGTTGTTAATGAAGTATTAAAAGATTCAAATGGTATAGAACAAGAACAAATAGGAATAGAATTTTTAAAAACATTATATAATGAACCAAATGCTATTTGGAAACAAACATCTTATAATACTCATGGTGGAGTACATGATAATAATGGAACTCCTTTTAGAAAAAATCACGCAGGAATAGGTTATGCTTATGATTCTGCTCGTGATGCTTTCATACCACCTAAACCTTTTCAATCTTGGGTATTAAACGAAACTACTTGTTTGTGGAATCCTCCTATTGACAAACCTAATGATGGTAATAAATATATTTGGAACGAAGAAATTTTAAATTGGGAGTTAATGAATGGCTAAACGTAATGGTGGTATAATTGGTAAAGTAAATACTCCAACAACTTCTGCAGCAGTAGGAGTTTGGAGATTACAAGATCAATTTAATGCTAGAAAAAATAATAGTTGGCCAACTTTTGTAGCAACAGGTGGAACTATAACAACTTATGGTGCATATACTGTTCACACATTTACAGGTAATGGAGATTTTGTAGTCTCTTCAGGAGTAAGACCTTGCGATATTTTAATTGTAGCTGGAGGAGGTGGTGGTGGAGGTAGTAGTTCTGGTGGAGGCGGTGGTGCTGGTGGATTAATAGAAATGACTTCTCAATTAATTGGACCAGGTACTTATTCTATAGTAATTGGGGGTGGAGGAGGAAGCAATACAAGTGGAACTGATACAACGGGATTTAGTCAAACCGCAAAAGGCGGAGGAAGGGGTGGATTTGGCGGTTCAGTAAACGGTGTAACTGGTGGAAGTGGTGGTGGTGGTGGATATGGTCCATCTACTGGAGCAGCTTCAAATCAAGGAAGTGTAGTATCTCCATTTACTGGAACAGCTTTTGGAAATTCTGGAGGAAATGGTTTTGGTCAACCATCAAATGGCGATGGTGGTGGAGGAGGTGGAGCTGGTGGAGCTGGAGCTGCTGGTGTTAGCGACGTTGCAGGAAATGGTGGAAGTGGAAGACAAAATGATTATAAAACAGGTTCTAATGAATATTATGCCGCAGGTGGAGGTGGTGGTTCATGGAGAGGTACTGCAGGAAATGGTGGTACAGGAGGTGGAGGAAACGGAACGGTAGGAAATGGCACACCAGTTGCTGGTGCTGGTACAACTGCTGGTTCTGGTGGTGGTGGTAATGGTACTAACGGTTCACTTACAGGTGGTTCTGGGGCTAATGGAGTTGTTGTAATAAGATATATAATATAAAATTATGAAATATTTTGCTGAATTAGACAATAGTAATAATGTAATCAGAGTTTGTGTATTTAATGATTCTGTTCAAAATGAAGAAGAAGCTACACAAATAACACCATTATCAAATGGTCATAGATGGTTAGAAACTTTTATCGATGGATCACAAAGAAAAAATTTTGCAGGTCCAGGTTGGACTTATGATCAAAATAGAGATGCTTTTATAGATGAAAAACTTTTTAATTCTTGGATATTAAATGAAAATACTTGTAGATGGGAACCACCTGTACCTTATCCTAATGATGATAAATTCTATTCATGGAATGAATCATTGGTAAATTGGGTAGAAATGATTGATTCAACTAACATTTAGTAATAATTTTTCCTAATTCAGGAAACCATAAAACATCAATATCACTTTCTTTAAACGTTTTAATAGCATCTTCTTTTGACTCTACTAAAGGCTCTCCAGCAATATTAAATGAAGTATTTAATAACACTGGAACATTTGTTATTTTTTTAAATTCAGTTAGTAATTTATATAAATGAGGAATAGACTTATTTACTGTTTGAATTCTACAAGAATTATCCACATGTATAACACCTTGAATAATTTTTAATTTATTTTTTAAAACAGGAAAAGAAATTGTCATAAAAGGAGAATTTTTTAAGTGATACATATTAAAATAATCTCTTGCATATTCTTCTAGTACAGAACAAGCAAAAGGTCTGTACCATTCTCTTTTTTTAATTTTATTAACTATTTCTTTTGCTTTTTTGTTTCTAGCATCAAATAATATAGATCTATTTCCTAATGCTCTTGGTCCTGCTTCTGCTTGTTCATTATAAACAGCGATTATTTTTTGTTCTGATAATAATTTTGCTATTTTTGAAATACTAGATTTTTGTCCTTTAATTTTAAAATTATCTTTTTTATGATTAAAAAAGATATTATTTAATTTATTTATTTTTTTATCTTTTGTTATTTTTCTATAGAGATGAAGTGCTGCTCCGATACTGTTTCCACTATCATCAGCTAAAGGTTCAAAATAAAAATTAATATTTGGCAAATTTTTTATTAAAAATTCATTAGTTACAACATTAAGTGCATATCCACCACTTAAACAAACATTTTTAATATCTGTTTTTTTTGTATATTTTTTAACAAGATATAGTACTTCTTCCTGTGTTTGTTTTTGAACTTGAAAAGCATAATCTGCATATAACGTTTTATTTTTTGGAACTTCTTTTACTTGGTTATAAATATAATCTTTATAACCAACTTCAGATTCTATATAATGAAAAAACAAATTATCATTTGGTTGATGATTAACAAATAAATTATTAAAAGGTTTATCTTTTCCATAAGCAGATAGACCCATTGTTTTTCCATTTTCAAGTATGTTTTGCCCTATTAAAGTAGTCGCACTTTCGTAAACTTTAGTTATGTTCAAAGTACTATCTCCGTATATTTCACAATTTTTATTTTTTTTTTTTAATTGCGATATTAGTTTGTGATTTTCAACATCATATTTTTCACCTTTATTTTTTAAATAATAGTTTTTATATATTGGTATAAATTCACATGGATATTCTGCTACAAATAAAGATTCACTTTCTCTTATTTTATCTTCAATAAGAGCACCGTTTCTATCTATAACTAAACATAATGCTTTTTTAAAACCACTATTGTAAAAAGATAGGGATGCATGGGCTAAATGATGATGAGTACAATATTTAATTATTTCACAATTGTTTTTTATTTTTTTAAGTAAATAGGTTTGTAACCATTCTACAAAAAAAGAATTAGGTGTAGGAGAACAAATTACAACTTTATCAATAGGTTTATCTTTAAAATTATCTAAAACATAATTTAAAATGGTTAAATTATCTTGTTTTAGACTGTCTCTTTTTATTTTTGTTAATCTTTCTTGTTTTGAAAAATACTTAACTTTCCCATCTTCTACAACACATACACTAGCATCATGATAAGGAGAAATACCTAATATTCTCATTAAAAAAAATTATCAATAATACAATTTATATCAAAGGTATCTATAATCATTTAATCTTTTATTAATATTTTTTTCAATTTCTATTTTACCTATAAAAATAACAATAGTTAGTCTTTCTTTATCTAATATATTATTAATACCGTGTATTTTTTTTGCATCATAACAAACTAAAGTATTATAAGAATTAGATACTTTTATTATTTTATTTTTATTATCATCAAAAATATTGGTTCCTGTTTCTTCATTAATTTTTTTATTTAAATAAATTACACCAGCTAATTCAGCATCAATATCTCTATGTGTATAAGCGTGTTTTTTATTAAAATTTAAAGAATCTTTTAAATCTATTTTATGAAACATAATATGTGCATTTAAATATTTTACATTATGAAAAGAAAAATCGTAATAAACATTTAAAATTTTTAAAATAATGTAATCAAATAGTTTTCTATTAATTAAATGAAAAGATTTTGTTCTTACTCCTTTCCAATTTTGATTTTTTTTTGGTTTATAAAATTTTAATGTTTTAGAATAATTAAAAATATTATCAGGATTTTGAAAAAAATTTTCTAAAATAAATGTAGGGTAATAATTTTTTATCATACTATAAGTTCAGTTAAATTTTTATTATTGCCAATTTTTCCTTTTATAAAAACATTAAAAGCTAAACTTATTCTTGTATTTGTTCCCTCTTTTGTTTCAACCATATGAGTTAAGGAAGAAGGAAACATTATAATATCTCCAGTTTTTACAGTAAACCACCAAGATTCAGAATTATATAAATTCCAAGTTTTAATTTCGGGTTTAATTGTTTTATATCCTTCATTAAAAAATTTAATTTTATCTAATTCTTCATGACAATTAATATAAAATACTCCTGATACTAATGAATTAGGGTGTTGATGTTTATGATGATATTGATTTGTTTCAGTATAGTTTAACCAAGATTGTGTTATATAAGGAGTAATGGCATCGGTTGGAGATATTACTTTTTCAAAGTAATCTTTAACTCTTAAATCCAATTCTTTTTTAATATTAGTAAAAGGTTTTTCATTTAAAATGTAATTATTATTAGATGTAATATTTCCTTCGTTTTTATAAAAATCTTTTTTATGTTTATCTACAAATTTTAATTCCAAAGGAGTTAATTTTCTATCTAATTTAGAAATATAGATAGGAGTTGGAAATATTGTATTAATCTCTGCTTTCATGTTTAATATGAAACATGTATCAAAAAAAATCTTTTTTGTCTATAGAAGAAAAGTTTTCCATTCATTTAGATAATATACTCTGGCCAACAGAGACACAGAAAAATACAGAAAATTGGAACGTTTCTGGAATATTAAAGAAAAACTCAAATCAAGAGTTTAAATTTGATGTAAGATCTATGTTTCAAATGCCTAATAATCAATTAGGTAAAAAAGTAACTACATCAAGTAAAGCTGATAAAATAGTATTTGAGACTGACAAAGAATGGATTATTATAGATGTTCCAGAGCTTCATGAATATGTTAGAAAACAATCTTTAACAGTAGTTCAATTTGAAGATTTGCTTAATAAATTAGAATGGAATATACATATATCTAAAGTATAAGCTTTCTAGCTTTTATAAAATAACCGTGTATAATAGACTATTATGCCAATAAATAAACTACAATTTAGACCAGGAATCGATAAACAAAACACTCAATATGGCGCAGAAGGTGGTTGGGTTGATTGTGATAACGTGCGTTTTAGGTACGGCGTTCCTGAAAAAATAGGTGGATGGCAACCTGCCGTTGGTACTAACTTAATTGGTGCTGCAAGAGATATTCACACCTATACAGATTTAGCTGGAGACTCATTAGCAATCATTGGTACAGATAGAAAACTATATACTTATTACGATAACAACTTTTATGACATCACACCTCTATCTACAACTATTCCAGCAGTATTTACATTCACATCAGCTACAACCATTGTAAACGTTCTTGCAACATCTAATGGTGCAATCGCTGGAGACTTTGTTACATTCTCAACAGTATCTGGAGTTAGTGTTATAAACATTACTAATACAGATATGCAACAAGAATTTGAAATTCAAAATATTATAGATCAAAATAACTTTACAATAGATGTAGCTACAATTGCAACACCAGGAACAGTTACAACTTCTGGAACAGCAGCAGGTGCAGCATTTCAAATAAATGTAGGAACAGATGTTACAACAATTGGTAATGGGTGGGGAGCTGGTGCATGGGGATTTTCAACTTGGAACACACCAAGACCAACAGGAGTTATTACAGCTAATCCTAGAATTTGGCAAATAGATAACTTTGGTGAAGATATATTAGCTACAATTGTTGGTGGTAAAACTTATTACTTTGATACCTCTGCATTTATTGGTCCAAGAAATACTAGAGCTACATTATTAGCTAATGCTCCAACACAATCTAATTATATGACAATATCTCCAAGAGATAGACATGTAATATTCTTTGGTACACAAACAACACCAGGAACAAG